TCATCATCACAAATAATTTGTCATTTCTTAAATCTTGCTACAGAGAAAGCAGAACTTGATCGAGAAAAGGTCCGAGCTGATGTAAAATTACAAAATGCAAAAGTAGATGCAATAGAATCAGCAAAGAATACAGAAGAAATGTATGCAAAGGCTATTGCAGCAATGCAAAGATATCAAGGACACATAGATAATGAGTACAATGACTTATGATAGATGTTATTCAGAATTAATAAAGCTGAAAACATTCGAAGAGAGATTTGAATATTTAAAACTGGATGGTCAAGTTGCCGACTTTACATTTAATGGTCGACGAAGTCTTAACCAATTGTTGTATCATAGTCCAGAATGGAGATCATTTAGAAGAGAAATTGCAATAAGAGATGACGGATGCGACTTAGCTCACTCAGACCATAAGATATTTGGAAAGACTTTGCTAATAGTACATCATATAAATCCAATAACAGTAGAGGATATTATTAATAGATCACCAAAGATATTTGATAAGGAGAATGTGGTACTAACAATAGACATTACACATAAAGCAATTCACTATGGAACCAGTGATTTACTATATAAAGATCCAGTAGAGAGAAAAGAAAATGATACTTGTTTATGGAGGTGACCCCAATGGGAAAGAAAAGAAAATTCAACTATTACGAGTCAAATGTTGATGAAAGCACAAGTGAGACTCTTAGTAAAATAGAAGAGCTTCCTGAGGCTGATAGTCAGGTAGCTACCGAAAAAGAGGTAGAGGAAGTCTCAAAGCCAGTAGAGGTAAAGCCGATAATCGAGAAGGTAACAAAAGTAACAAGGCAGCTCGATAAGGTGCTAGGTAAGAAGGGACATGTAAATGTTCTTTGTAATATGCGTAAGAGTCCAAGAGTAGAGGACTCTAATATTTTGAATGTGTTGCCTAAGGATACTAAGATAGAAATATTTGAGAATCCTGGAGAGTTCTATAGAGTAGCATACAATGGATCTGATGGTTATATAAGAAAAGATCTTTGTGTTATAGATTGAGAGGTTTAATATGACTGACAGTATATTAACATCGATAAAGGAAAAAGTTGGCATAAAAGATCCAACAATAACGGCTTTTGATTCAGAGCTCATAATGGATATTAATATGGCTCTAAATAATCTAACAAGGATCGGCGTAGGTCCGGAAAAAGGTTATAGAATAGAAGACGAGTCAAATACTTGGGATGAGTTTATATCAGAAGCAGATCCTAGATTGGAAAGTGCAAAAGAGTATGTAGCACTTCAGGTTAAGTTAATATTTGACTCTCAGTCTATGTCAAGTTCAATGATAGAAATCTATAATCAGAAATCAGACGAGATACTTTACACATTAAGTATAACGGTAGATCCAGATCCTTTAAAGAAGGAGGATACATCAAATGTTTAATGTTCCTAAATATGAACTCAGGCAGACAAAAGATTTTAAGCCTAGCAGAGTAAAGAAATATCTGGCTCATTCAGCAAAAGGGACTCAGTGGGATGAAGATAAAAGAAAATATATAAAAGTAGAAGATGGAAAATATTACTACCCAGATTCTTATGAAGGTGGACGTCATCTTCCAAAAGGTGAAAAACCGGATGCTAGCACTGGCGAACCTGCTGGTTGGGAATCAAAATTTTATAATGAATTTGAGTCAAATCTTAATAGAATCGGTGGAAAATTAGATCCAAAACAGATTCAGGAATTACTATTATTTGGAAAAAATTCCGATGGTAGTAAATGGGATAATTTTGCAGTGGCTTTAGCTGAACATGCCGGAATAGATGCCGACAAAATAGACCCTAATGTTCTCAATGCAATGCGTTATAAAGTTGTTGAACATTATAAGAAAGAGTTTGAAAAAGAAAAAGAGAATTTCGATAAAGAGGGTAATAGAATAGGAAATTCAAAACCCAAGGCAACCAAAGCAACTGGTGGATCGGGCGCATCAAGTAGTACTTCTAAAAAAGAAGTAAAGTCATCTGGAAGTAAAGATGAGAAGAGAAAGCCTATACATGAAGGTAGAGGAATGCACGCAGATTATGAGAGAAGAAATGCTTCTTCTGATGCATGGTCAGCTGCAAATGAGCGTAAGAAGAAAAGAGCTAAATATGGTAGAATAAAATGAGGTGACCTATGTTATCAAATACAGCAACCCCAAAATACTATGGACAGTTTAGGGATGCTGTACTGAGAGGTGACATCCCAGTCTGTGAAACAATATCCATGGAAATGAATAGGATAGATGAACTTATTCAGAATCCTGGAGTATATTATGATGATCAAGCAGTAGAGGGATGGATAGACTTTTGCGAATCTGAACTCACACTTACAGATGGATCTGACTTACATTTATTAGATTCATTTAAATTGTGGGGAGAACAAGTATTTGGATGGTACTATTTCATTGATAAGTCTGTATATGAACCAAATCCGAAAGGTCCTGGTGGCCATTATGTAAAGAAAACAGTTAAAAAAAGACTTATTAATAAACAATATCTAATAGTAGCAAGAGGTGCTGCTAAATCATTATATGAAGAATCTCATCAAGCATATGGATTGGTTGTAGATCCATCGACAACTCATGGAGTAACAACCGCACCAACAATGAAGCAGGCTGAAGAGATAACTAACCCACTTTCAACTGCCATAGCTAGATCCAGAGGCGATTTATTTAAATTCTTGACAGAAGGATCACTTCAAAATACGACAGGATCAAAAGCAAATAGACAAAAATTGGCATCTACTAAAAAAGGAATAGAAAATTTCTTGACAAATTCAATAGTAGAAATAAGACCAATGTCTATAGCTAAATTACAGGGATTGAGAAACAAGTATTCAACAGTTGACGAATGGTTATCTTGTGATATTCGTGAAGATGTTGTCGGTGCTCTTGAGCAGGGTGCTTCAAAAATCGAAGATTATTTAATAATAGCAGCATCATCAGAAGGAACATTTAGAAATGGTTCTGGAGATGATATTAAAATGGAGTTAATGAGTATTCTAAAAGGGGAATACAAGAATCCACATGTATCTATATGGTGGTATAAACTCGATGATGTTAAAGAAGTTGCCGATCCTGATTTATGGATTAAAGCTAATCCAAACCTTGGTATAACTGTTAGCTATGAGACATATCAGCTTGATGTAGAAAGAGCAGAAAAGTCGCCAACAGCTAGAAACGATATTTTAGCAAAAAGATTTGGAATACCTATGGAAGGCTATACATATTTCTTTAGGTATGAAGAGATCCAGTTGCATAGAAAAAGATATTATACTGGTATGCCTTGTGCTTTAGGAGCCGATCTATCGCAAGGTGATGACTTCTGTGCTTTTACATTCTTATTCCCGCTTCCAAGAGAAGAGTTTGGTGTAAAAACTAGAGCATATGTAACTGAAAGAACCATAGAGCAGTTACCAGGATCTATGCGGCTTAAGTATGAAGAGTTTATGAATGAAGGAACTCTTATAGTTATGCCAGGAACTGTGTTAGACATGACGGATGTCTACGACGATCTTGATCAGTTCATAATTGATATGAACTATGATGTTCTTTGTTTTGGTTATGATCCATATAATGCAACATCGTTTGTTGATAGATGGTGTAAAGAGAATGGCGAGTTTGGAGTGGACAAAGTAATCCAGGGAGCAAAGACTGAATCGGTTCCTTTGGGTGAACTTAAGAAAATGGCTGAAGATCGCCTTTTATTATTTGATGAATCTCTTATGAATTTTGCTATGGGTAACTGTATAGTATTGGAAGATACTAATGGAAATAGGAAACTTTATAAGAGAAGAAGAGATCAGAAGATAGATAATGTGGCTGCTATGATGGATGCCTATGTGTCTTATAAACTTAATAAGGATTTATTTGAGTGAGGTGAATATATGTATTATGTGATTGTGCCAACTGATTCTGACTTATACCACCATGGTATATTAGGTCAGAAATGGGGCAAAAGAAATGGCCCTCCATATCCTTTATCTGGATCAGCCCATTCCTCTGCTGAGAATAAAGCTGGATGGAAGAAGAGTTTGAAATCTTCTAGTGGGAAGCAGACAGAAACCCGAGCAAAAAGAAAAAAGGGCGAGGCATCTGGTAGTGTTGCTGCTTATTTGGCTGTATATTTGGGAATAACAGCCCTTTCTTTCTCACCGGTATTAATAGCCGCAGCGGCAGATTCAATATCAAGAGGTAAGGCAAAACTTAAAGAGCATAGAGAAGATAAACTTAGAACAAAGCTTAAAAAAGATGAAAAAACAGGTCTTCCTCTTAAAAAGAAAGAAATGAGTCCTAAAGAAGATATTAAGCATATAAATCCTGGATTTAAAAATGGAGAAAAAGATACAACTATGAACTGTCCCTTCTGTGTTACAGCTTATGAGCTAAGACGAAGAGGATTCGATGTTAGAGCTGGTAAAACAGAAAAGGGAAGGTTTGATGAAGATATAGAGAAATTCTACAAAGAAAAGAAAAAATTTAAGTATGCTGAACTTCCTGGAAAAGATAAAGAACATGCCCCGACCGCTAAAGATATATCAAAGACAATGGACGATACCCTCCTTCATAATAGTGGCGATGGAACAAGAGGCACTGTAAAAGTAATATGGAAATATGGTGGTGCTCATGTATTCAATTATGATATTAAAGATGGTAAAGTTCATTACTATGATGGACAAAATGGTAAAGAATACAATATTCAAAGAGATGTCGCTCCAAGTGTAAGAACAATAAGTCAGAAAACCACTAAAAGGGGAACAGGATGCTGGGCATATTTGAGAACAGATAATTTAACTCCAGACTATAAATTCTTAAAGAAGGAAGGGGTAATAGTATGAGTAGTATAAAAGAAAATGTATCAAATGCTTTTAATAAAAAACACCCAGACTTACATATTAACTATATAGTAGATTACGATAATGATAGCTATATAGTTAATGCGACAAAAACACCAAACGATATAGATGAGTATGATCCATTTTATATAGTTTATAAAAGCTCTGGCGAAATAAACAGATACATACCTCAGTTTGGAGATTCAAAATTCATCGAAGCATGTGAGAATAGGAGGCTGTGATGGAATATAGAGGTGGTATATTAGTAGCAAATTCTGACTTATACCACCATGGTATATTAGGTCAGAAATGGGGCAAAAGAAATGGCCCTCCTTATCCGCTTAATGCATCAGCCCATTCCTCTGCTGAGAACAAAGCTGGATGGAAGAAGAGTCTAAAGTCATCTGGCGGATCTGGAGAAATTAGTGGTGGTCGATTTAAAAAACGCAATAGAAAACAGCAAAAAGTTTATGATGCAAATGTTAGATATTTAGAAAGTCAGAAAAAAATAAGTAATAATAATTTAAATATAGAAAAGAAAAAAAGAGGAATACAAACGGATGATAACCGTAGTATAGAAGATATTAGAAAAGAAAATATTAAATTAATAAATGATAGCCATGAAAGCCAGAATATACTTAATAAGTATAAAAAAATTGAATTAAATGAAAATGATGTGAATAGTTTAAATGATTTAAAGTCATTATATGAATCTAATAAAAAGAAAAATAATAAAGAGTTTGATTATTTCGAAAAAAATGATGCAAAAATCGCTTTAGAACGAGCAAAAAAAGAAGATAAATACGACATTGAATTTTTGGAAGCTTTACAAAATAAAAGAATATTGGATGATGATAGCCAAGAAAATAGAAAAAAATTATTAAAAGAATACGAGAGTTATTTAAAAGATCCAATAGATTATTTAAAAAATCAGGTGAACGATTTAGAAGATGCTTCCGGTTCATTATTCTCTAAAAAGAAGAAAAAGAATTTAGATGCAAAAGCTATAGCTCAGGAAAGACTGAAAACTTTGCAAAAGGAAAATCCAGCTCTATATGATGCAAAGAAACAGACGGCTCTTCAAAAAGGAAATTCTACCGAAGTATTACAATTTAAAGGTAATTTAACAAATCAGCAGCTTCAGGATGCTGTTAATCGTATAAGATTAGAAAAGCAGCTTTCTGATTGGTCAGCCGCTGATGTTAAGTCAAATTGGGATAAAGTTGATGATGCTATGAAGCGGGTTAAGCAAGTGACAGATTGGACAAATATCTCTCTTAATGCTTATGATGCTGCTGAAAAGGTGTATAAAAAACTTAGTGATACTAAATAGCGAGGTGCCATTATGGGATTTAACATAGGAAATATGTCTTCTATGGTTGGCGGTTTAACCAATAACATAAATTTAAGCAGCCTCACAAATGGTATAGACATCAGTAGTATTACACCAGAAAGTTTGGGTGGAGTAAAAGATACCATTCAAACAAATATTGGCAATATGGCTAGTCAATTGCAAAGTAATATAGGAAATATCACTGAGCAAATGGATTTTGAGTCAATGATTAACAATCTTGATATCGAAGGAAAAGTTAGTCAGATGATGAACCAGAGTGGAATGAATTCTAATATAGATATTGAGAGTATGACCAATCAAATGACGAGCCAAAATAATTTAGATCCAAATTCAATGGATATGTCATCTTTTGGAAATTTTGATCAATCACAGATAGAATCTATGATTAATGAAATGACTAATGGAATATCAGATGGCATGGGCTTGGATAGTATAACACATATGTAGGGAGGCAGAAATGGCAACATTTAAAGACAGGCTTAAAAATTCATGGAATGCCTTTCTAGGTAGAGATCCAACAGAATCTGTAACATATTATACAGACATTGGACCCGGATATAGTTATAAGCCAGATCGGACAATCCTTACAAGAGGAAATGAGCGATCAATAATAACTACTATTTATAACAGAATAGCAACTGATGTATCTATGGTGGACATTAGACATGTTAGACTGAACGAAAACAAACAATATTCAGAAGACATGGATTCTAATTTAAATAAAGCATTAACATTAAGTGCTAATCTAGATCAGACTGGTAGGTCAATGACAAAAGATCTTGTATTGTCATTGTTTGATGAAGGCTGCGTTGCTGTTGTTCCCACTCTTACAACATCAGATCCAAGAAGATCTGAATCATATGATATATATGAGTTAAGAGTTGGAAAAATTATAGAATGGTATCCAAGACATGTAAAAGTTAAAGTTTATAGGGAAGATACTGGTAGAAAAGAAGAAATCGTTTTGCCTAAGAAGATGGTTGCAATAATTGAGAATCCTTTCTATGCCATCATGAATGAACCAAATTCGGCATTCCAAAGATTGCGTAGGATCTTGAATCAAGTAGATAAAACCAATGATCAAAATTCTGCTGGTAAAATGGATTTGATAATTCAGTTACCCTATGTTACTAAATCGCCCACTAGACAGTTACAGGCTGAAGAGAGGCGTAAAAAGATAGAAGCTCAGTTAACGGGTTCACAATTTGGCATAGCTTATATTGATGGAACTGAAAAGATCACTCAGTTGAATAGATCCGTTGAAAACAATCTTTGGCAGCAAGCTAAGGATGTTAAAGAGGAAATTTATAGTCAGTTAGGATTAAGTGAAACTATACTTAATGGAACAGCTGATGAAAAGACAAATCTAAATTATCAAAATACTGCTATAGCTCCTATACTTACGGCTATTGTCGAAGAGTATCAGAGGAAGTTCCTCTCAGATACAGCTATAACTCAGGGACAGGCAATAAGATATTTTAGAGAGCCTTTCAAGTTAGTTCCAGTTGATAATCTTGCTGAGATAGCTGATAAGTTTACAAGAAATGAGATAATGACTAAGAATGAATTTAGATCAATTCTTGGAATGAAGCCTTCAGATGATCCTAAGGCTGATCAGCTGTTGAATAGTAATATTAACCATCCTGACGAAGAAATACAAAAGCCAGAGGATGGTATGCCTGACGAAGAAAATGAAGAAGAGAACATAAATGAACCGGAGACAGAAGGAAATACTCCGGATGAACAGGCATTGTTAGATGAAATAAAGAAGTTAGGAGGTTAAGCTAAAATGGCAAAGACTTATGATTTTAGTGGATGGGCTACTAAAAATGATCTTAAGTGTGCCGACGGTAGAATAATACGCCGAGACGCATTTAAGGTTAATGACGGAAAAAGAGTGCCCATGGTATGGAATCATCAGCACAATTCCATTGGTGATGTGCTGGGCCATGCAATGCTTGAGAATCGAGATGAGGGTGTATATGCATATTGCACCTTTAACGATACTCAGGCTGGTCGAGATGCTAAAGAATGTGTAAAACACGGAGATGTTGAATCTCTTAGCATTTGGGCAAATAATCTTGAGCAGGTTGGTTCCGATGTGCTTCATGGAGTAATTCGTGAAGTTAGTCTAGTGCTTGCTGGAGCTAATCCTGGAGCATTTGTAGAATCAGTTATGGCTCATGGCGAACCTATGGATGAATATGACGAAGAGGGCATATTCTACACAGGTGATGAAATTTATATGGAGCATTCTCTTGATAAAAAGAAGAAAGAGGATGACGAGGATGAAGACGAAGATCTTGATGAGGATGATAAGTCCGAGGAAGATGAAGATCTTGAGGAAGAGTCTGACGAATCTGATGAAAAAGATGAAGAGGAGAAAAAGAAAATGAGCAAAGATCTTAAGCATTCAGATGATGAAAAGACCGTTGGCGATGTTCTCGATACTCTTAATGAAGAGCAGAAGAAGGCAGTCGCTATAGTTGTAGATCAGATACTTAAAGACGAAAAAGGTTCTAATGAGGAGGACGAAGACGATATGAAACTGAAGCACAATATATTTGATACTGAGGATACTCAGGAGCAGAATTATCTCTCACATGCAGACATGGAGCAGATTTTCGCTGATGCAAAGAGACTTGGATCTCTTAGAGATGCTGTAAACGAGAACTTTGAAGAGGGCGGTGTTCTGGCTCACTCAATTCCTATGGATGGAATGGTTGGACCTAGTCAGGCAACTGCAGCTCAGAAGTATGGATTCAGAGATCCCGATATGCTCTTCCCTGAGTATAGGGACATTAATAGCGGTGCTCCCGAGTGGATCAGCCGTGACATGGATTGGGTACAGAAGGTTATCGGCGGTGTTCGCAGATCTCCTTTCTCAAGAATTAAGACCCAGTTTGCCGATATCACCGAGGATGCAGCAAGAGCTAAGGGTTACATAAAGGGTAACCAGAAGAAGGAAGAGGTATTCACTCTGCTTAAGAGGACAACCGATCCTCAGACTATCTATAAGAAGCAGAAGATGGATCGTGATGATATTGTTGATATTACCGATTTCGATGTTGTTGCTTGGATTAAGTCTGAGATGAGGGTTATGCTGAATGAGGAAATTGCTCGTGCAATCCTTATCGGTGATGGCAGACAGCCTGACGACGATGATAAGATTCAGGAGCAGCATGTGCGTCCTATCGTGTCTGATGTTGACCTGTTCAATGTTAAGGTTCCTGTAACCTCTAACAATGCTAAGGATATCATCAATGCTGTAATCAGGGCTCGTAAGAACTATAAGGGATCTGGTAATCCTACATTCTTCACAACTGAGGATGTTGTTACTGAGATGCTTCTTCTTGAGGATCAGATCGGTCATAAGATTTATAAGACTGAGTCTGAGCTGGCAACTGCCCTTAGAGTTAGTAACATTGTAACTGTTGAGCCTATGGAGAATCAGACAGTAAAGGTAAACAATGTTGCTTATCCTCTGGTTGGTGTGATTGTTAACCTTAAGGACTACAATGTTGGTGCTGATAAGGGTGGTGATATCAATCTGTTCGATGATTTCGATATCGATTACAACCAGTATAAGTACCTGATGGAGACCAGGATCTCTGGTGCTCTTATCAAGCCTTTCTCAGCTCTTACCATTTATAAGAATGTAAATAGTGGGAATAGCTCAATAGCTCCTCAGGGCTGATAACTGATTTTTAGTAGGGACTAGAAAATTTCAAAATGAGCATTTTTTCTAGTCTCTACTTTTATGGAGGACTGCTGATGAAATATTTTGGAAACATAGGATTTTGGGAAGATGATGTAGAAACCGCGCCCGGAGTCTATGAGAGTAAAATAGTGCAAAGGCCATATGCTGGAGATGTTATTGATAGTAGACAGCGATGGAATAACGATGGTCATCAGAATGATAATTTAACTATTAATAATAAGATTAGTATAATAGCCGATCTATATTTCAATCAGCATATGGGCTCTATAAAATATGTAGAATTTATGGGAACAAAATGGAAGGTTAGTAGTTTGGATATTAAATATCCTAGAGTAATATTAGATCTTGGGGAGGTTTACAATGGCGTCGACGCAGGAGAAACGGATTGAGTTTCATAAGTTTCTTAAAACTATCTGTGACAATGTTTATTTCTCTCCTCCAACTGGTAAAAAGCTAACATATCCATGTATTGTATATGAGAGAAGTTATTCAAAAGTAAATTATGCAGACAATAATCCATATACATTGGATACTAGGTATTCTTTAACAGTTATAGATCCGAATCCGGATAGTGCAATAGTACCAAAGATTGAAATATTACCTAAATGCTCATATGACCGGCATTTTGCCATAGACAATTTAAATCATGATGTGTTTACAATATATTATTAAGGAGGAAAATAGACTATGTCTAAACTTATTTGGGACGCTATAGGTGAGCGTTACTATGAGACAGGTGTGGACCATGCTGTTCTGTATCCTGTTGAGAATGGTGCATATCCTAAGGGCTATGCGTGGAATGGTATAACTTCTGTATCAGAGTCTCCTTCTGGAGCAGAGGATAGTGCCCTTTACGCTGATAATATTAAGTATCTTACTCTGAAGAGTGCTGAGGAGTTTGGTATGACCATCGAGGCTTATACCTATCCCGATCAGTGGGAGGAGTGCGATGGTACTGCTACTCTTGCAACTGGAGTAAAGATCGGACAGCAGAACAGAAAGAAGTTCGGTCTGTCTTACAGGACTAAGGTTGGTAATGACTCTGAGGGTGATAGCCTTGGTTATAAGCTGCATCTGGTTTATGGATGTTCAGCATCTCCTTCAGAGAGAGGTTATCAGACTGTTAATGATAGCCCTGAGGCTATTTCATTCAGCTGGACTGTTACAACCACTCCTGTAACCCTTGATGGACATAAGCCCGTATCTCTGATCACTATCGATTCCACAAAGGCTGATTCTGTAAAGCTTAAGGCTCTTGAGGATATCCTGTATGGTACCGATGGTGGCAGCACAAGCATCATGCCTGTCGGTGGCGGAAATGGTGAAGGAACTGATGCTAGGCTTCCTATGCCTTCTGAGGTTCAGAAAATATTTGCTGCTGGCTGATAGTTTTTAGTTAATCTTTGTGGAGCAGTACTCAGGGTGATGGGCTGGCTGCTCCACATTTATTTCAAAATGAAAGGAGAATATTTATTATGCTTATTAAAAAGATCAAGTACACAGATTATCTTGGTAATGAGAGAGAGGACGAATTCTATTTTAACCTAAGTAAGTCAGAGATAATTAAGTGGCTTACTACAACTGGTGGATATACAATTGATGCAGTCCTTAAGAAGATGATTGAAACTGAGAATGTTAGGGATATGGTAGGCGAATTTGAGTCTCTGATCATGATGTCTTATGGTGAGAGGTCACTTGATGGAAAGCTATTTATAAAGAGTGACGAGGTTAAGGAGAAGTTCCGTTATAGTGCTGCATATGACGCTCTGTTTATGGAGCTTGTCGGTGATGCAAATAAAGCAGCGGAGTTCTTCAATGCTATTTGTCCTCCTGATCTCGCTGAGGAAGTTGATAAGATCATAAAGGAAAATCCTGAGAATATTCCTGAAAATCTTAGGGAGTTTATGCCAGCTAAGACAGAGAATAATGTAACTCAGATGCCTACACCTAGTAATTAATATATTGCCTTTAAGGGAGATTGAAGATGTTAATACTACATATAGACGGTCAAGAAGGTTTCAATAGTGATACTAATGAATTTGTGACCATAAAGGAGACAACCCTTCAGTTGGAACACTCTTTAATCTCCCTTAAAA